ATATTTTAAAGGAGAGCTAGATGAACTTGCAAACAGCACTACAGTCTCTTCCAGAGACTGATAAGAACGTATTAGCCGTTCTTTCTGGAGGATTAGATTCCTCTATTATGACTATGATTCTATGCGAGAAGTATGGTGCTGAAAGGGTGTTTGCTCTGTCATATGATTATGGTCAAAAGCAACGTATTGAATTAGATAAAGCTGCCGAACTAACTGAGAAGTTAGGTGTCGGTCATAAGATTCTTGATCTAGGCATACTAGGTGAAATAGCAAAACCTATCAGTGCAAACATTGGTGGGACTGACGTAGAGATGCCAACGATCAAGGATGTGTTAGGGGATCCTCAGCCAAAGACTTATGTGCCATTTAGGAACCTCATTCTCCTCTCTCTGACAATGGCGCAGGCTGAGGCCTCTAATGCATCTCATGTATTTACTGGACTACAAGTTCACGATGAATATGGCTACTGGGATACATCACAAAAGTTTGTTGATAGTCTTAATGCAGTAGCAGTCCAGAATAGAACACACAAGGTGTCGATTGAAGCTCCTTTCTCTCTCCTCTCTAAGAAGCAAGAGATTGATATCTGTGTAGAGCTGGGTAAGTTTGACTTGCTCAGCTCGACCCTTTCTTGCTACGATCCTGATATTTACGGCCGTAGCTGTGGTAAGTGTCCTACTTGTGCTGAACGTATTGCTAACTTTGGCAAAGCAGGATATGAGGATCCTATTCCTTATTCTATTGATATTAATTGGAGTCAACTTATTAATGGTCAGTAAAATTTATGTAGACATGGATGGAGTCATTGCAGACTTTGATGCTGCTTATAGCTCCATCTATGGATGCTTTTGTAGAGATGATCCTGATAAAGAAAAGAACTTTTATGAAGCGGTCCATAAGCATGAGATATTTAAGTATCTTGAACGAATGCAGGACGCTCAAGATTTAGTAAATGAGTTAAATAAATACGATGTTAAAATTGCTTTACTATCTTGCGCAACGCCGTACCCCAATTACGACCAAGTATGTGACCAGAAGGAATATTGGGCAAGAAGAAGATTCCCAGAGTTCGTTGAACTCAACTTCACATACACAAAAGAAGACAAAGGAGGATACGCAAAGAGTGACGTTCTCCTTATTGATGACTCACAAGCATGTATTGATGCATTTTCTGTAAGAGGTGGAATGACTATCTTGCATAAAAATGCAAAAGATACTATAATGGAGTTATCTAGACTTCATAGTAAAGGCTTAATTAATGTGCGCGATAACGGGTAGCTTCTCAAGAGAAAAGACCAGTGAATTAATAGCTTTAAATAGCTATCGCGGAGGGCATTCGTCTTCTATATCTGCATTAAGGTTTGATAAGAACCCTCGTATGTGGTATAATAGACGACTAGGTGAGATTAGCCATAGCTATCTAACTACTGCCCCGGGTGACTTTTGGATAACGCATCAACAAGCACCCACTACTACTGAACGTAAAATGGATTCTGTTCATCCAGCTGCATTTGAGCAACGTTATAATCAGAATCAGTTCGGTGAACAACTGCTATGGCATAACGGTATTGTTAAAGAAGAGTGTATTAAAGACTTGCAATACTATTATAACCTTGACTATAAATGGGATACTAAATTAATATTGTATTCTATTATGAAGGACGGTTGGAACGCGCTAAATAAAATAGACGGTTCATTTAGTTGTCTATATTATGATGGCGTTGACTTATTTCTCTTTCGTAATGAGATCAGTCCCATGTTTATAGACGATGAACTATCGTTCTCTTCTACTAAGTTTGAAGGTAGTAGAGAGACGGAACCAAATAAAGTGTGGCGTTTAAATCTAATTGAGCGTATATTAGAAGATGTAGCCACCTTTAAGACAATTGAGAATCCATACTATTTCGGGTGAGTTTATTATGAAGCATATCTTAGGACCTAATTCAACATCATCACTTACTAACGTAAAAGACGGCGATAGTCAACCTAACGCTGTTGATCTTCGTTTGGGTGATGTATTTAAGATCGATAGTAGGCAAACGTTCTATATCGATGATGAAAAGAAAGAACATCGCGGAAGTACTAGAGTATTTCCAGACCACTCAGATGTATATAATCTAGCACCAGGCAGCTATGAAGTTGTTATGGAGAATGTTATTAACGTCGGTGAAGGTGAAGCCGGGTTTGTTATTACCAGATCTACGCTTAATAGAAACGGTCTATTCCTCACAACAGGTTTATACGATACAGGCTATAACGGAGTTATGGCTGCAGTTCTTCATGTTACTTCTGGTCCAGCTAAGATTAAAAAGGGTACTAGAATTGGGCAGTATTTGAACTTTGATGCAGAGAATCTATCCTCTTACTCAGGTGATTATGGTATTGGATCAGCTCATGATACAAAGTACGGTGTAGAAGAGACAGAGGCAAGCGTGCCTACTGATCCTAATATCAAGAGAGGAAGATAACTTGGAAATTAATATTGAAGTAACGCAGCTACAAAAGAAGAGGCTGTTTGTAGCAACTCCGATGTACGGTGGTCAGTGTCATGGTATGTTTACTAGATCAGTATCTGACCTATCTGCTTTTTGTGCTGCTCATGGTATTCAATTACAACAGTACTTCTTATTCAACGAGAGTTTAATTACACGAGCTCGTAACTATTGTGTAGATGAGTTCTTGCGATCTAACGCTACGCATTTGATGTTTATTGACTCTGATATTGGATTCAATGCTCAAGATGTTATTGCTTTAATGGCTCTTATGAATGAAGAAGACGATAATTGTCCTTATGACATTATCGGAGGACCTTATCCTAAGAAATGTATCTCTTGGGAGAAGATTAAAGCCGCTGTTGATAAAGGTATGTCAGACGAAGATCCTAACGTACTAGAGAAGTATGTTGGTGATTATGTCTTTAATCCTAAGCAAGGTGGTAATGAGATTTCGCTATCTGAACCTGCAGAAGTACTAGAGATTGGTACTGGGTTTATGATGATCTCTAGAAAGATTCTAGAGAAATATAAAGAAGCACATCCTGAGCTAATGTATAAACCTGATCATGTTCGTACAGAACATTTTGATGGCTCAAGAGAGATTATGGCTTTCTTTGATTGTGTGATTGATCCTGAGACTAAACGTTACCTGTCTGAGGATTATATGTTCTGCCAATACGTTAATAAGATTGGTGGACGAATTTGGCTATGTCCATGGATGCAACTACAGCACGCTGGTTCTTATGTGTTTGGTGGCTCTCTAGCGGACATTGCTTCTATTGGAGCTTCAGCAACCGCTGATGCTAGTAAGATTGGCGGTAAACCAAAGAAGTTCGCAAAAACCTAACTGAACTGAGGTCTATATTATGAAACTAGAATCAAAGACGATTCAAGTATTGAAGAACTTCTCGACGATTAATCCGTCGATGATGTTTAAGCCTGGTACAAGTTTAGCAACTGTATCACCTACTAAAACTGTAATGGCAAAAGCTCAGATTGAAGAAGAGATTCCTTCTGAGTTTGCTATCTATGATCTATCTCGCTTCTTAGGTGTTATCTCATTGTTTAATGAGCCTGCACTAGATGTACAAGATAAGTTCATGACTATTAAGTCTGGTAAGCAGAGAGTACAATATACCTTTGCTGACCCGTCTGTGATCGTATCTCCTTCTAAAGAACTAACGATGCCTACTGTTGATATCGAGGTAGAAGTTAGCCAAGAGAATCTGCAATCCGTTCAGAAGGCTCTTGGAGTTATGGGGCTGCCTGAGATTGCTATTACAGGTAAAGACGATACTATCTTCTTAGAAGCTATCGATTCTAAGAACCCAACTAACGATACATATAGTATTGAGATTGGTAAAACTGATAAGGTATTCCAGATGATTATTAAATCTGAGAACCTTAAAATTATTCCTTCTAACTATGTTGTTTCTATCTCCAGTCTTGGTATCGCTCACTTTAAAGGAGAATACGTTGAGTACTGGGTCGCTACAGAAGCTGCATCAAGCTTTACAGACTAAACCTGAACGACTAGACATACAGCAATTATCTGATCTTAAGTTATATGAAATAAGAGATAAGCTTTATGACCTAGGATATCTAAAGCTATCAATAGATATACCTTATAAAGATATTCTTTCTGAAGTTATTAACAATGACAAGTTGTTTCAGCAGAAAAGAGGGTTCAGGCGCGCTGTAGTCAAGATAGCTAGTCCTGGAAGAGACGGAATAGCTACATTTACTGATAGTAGTCAATTTACTCCCAAGCTAGTTGAATGGGTTGAGTCATTAGGATCTTTTGCACAATGGATCAATACGGTCCAAGTTCAAAGATTGGATCCTCGTGGATCTATTCCTATTCATAATCATATGGATCAGGATGGCAAAGGCTTTGAAAAGATAGTAGAGAACTCTAAAGAGATTTCTCGTAATATGTACAGTGATGTAGTTAAGATGTATACCGATCAAGATTCGAGAGGTTACTTCTTTCCTCATAAACATAATGGAATGTCTATATTAAACTGCTTTTTAAATTGTCCTACAGGCTACACTTATACTTCTGTACCGGGAGGTACTATTGAATTAAACAGCGGAGATGTATACTGGGTCAATACTGCTGCAGATCATATGTCTCAGAATGCTTCTGATATGCCAGTTTATAATGTTCATATTAGATGCGCGTTTAAGACTACTATAAAGAAGACAATAATTAAAGATGCTGAGGCTAGAAATGAAAACCTTAATTAGTGTAGGCCCTGGTAAATTTAGAACATGTGAAGACTTACTACAGCATGGGTATAGAGGCATCTTTATTGAACCTGTTAAAGAACTATTAGATGATATTAGGAGTAGAGTATCTTGGGATAATGCTGAATTTGACAATTGTATCATAGCAGCAAAGAACTCTGAGTATCCTTTTTATCAAGTAGTTCCTCATAAGTGTAAGAATGAAACAATTAAAGAAATTAGTCATGTAGATGATATAAGGAACTCTTTCTATAGAATTCCCAACATGGCTGAAACTGGCAAGCTAGCTTGGCATATAGACAGTAGCCAACCTCTTGATGAAGAGTGCTTAGGTACATGCAAGTATGGTTTGGTCCCCTCAAAGACTTTAGATAAAATTATTGACGACTATTGGCTATCTGAAATAGATCTGCTTCAGGTTACTGTTAACGGATATGAATTAGCCATCTTAGGAAGTTATTCATGGAGAATAAAACCTGAGAAAATTATTGTAGATGGATCGCATATCAATCATAATCATTTGCTTGATCTTTTATCTACTTTAGATTATAATGTTAGTAGAATTGAAGATAGATTCTATGCATCATTGAGGTAACTATGGAACATTCATTATGGGTAGAGAAATATCGTCCTCGAACGATTGAAGATGCTGTACTACCAAGCGACTTAAAAAATACTTTTCAGACTTATGTAGATGGAGGTAATGTTCCTAATCTACTTCTTTCTGGTTCTGCTGGTGTAGGTAAAACTACTGTAGCAAGAGCTATGTTAGAGCAACTTGATTGCGACTACATAGTTATAAATGGATCTCTACAAGGTAATATTGACACTTTGCGTACTGACATACAGCATTTCGCTTCTGCTGTTAGTCTACAGGGTGGTAGAAAATATGTAATACTTGACGAGGCCGATTATCTTAATCCTCAATCGACTCAGCCAGCTCTTCGTAACTTTATGGAAGAGTATTCTAGAAACTGTGGGTTTATTCTAACCTGTAACTTTAAGAATAGGATTATTGAGCCTTTACATTCTCGTTGTAGTGAGATTGTATTTAAGATGAATAAAGATGACAAGCCTAAGATGGCTAGTCAGTTCTTTAATAGAGTTCTTGATATACTCGGTAAAGAGAATATTGAGTATGATAAGAAGGTAGTAGTAGAAGTTGTATCGAAGTACTTCCCTGACTATAGAAGAATACTAAACGGGCTGCAACGATACTCTGCTACTGGTAAGATTGATACAGGTATTCTTTCTGATTTGACAGAAGAGAATTTAAAGTCTGTTATGAGTCTTATGAAAGAGAAAAAGTTCACTGATCTACGCAAATGGGTAGGTGAGAATAGTGATATTGACTCTTCTGTGTTCTTTAGAAAGCTTTATGATACTGCTAGTGATCATTTAGAGAAGCAATCAATACCTCAGCTAATTCTTATCCTATCTGATTATCAATATAAGGCTGCATTCGTAGCAGATCCAGAGATCAATATAATGGCATGCCTTACTCAGATTATGGTGGAGTGCCAATTTAAGTGAAATACCTTAAAAAATATGAATATCTAAAAGATGATCCTATTAGACCTCATTTAACTTTAACGCAAAGGTTAAATATTGGTAGGATTTATTATACTGGAGAGGAAGAAGATCCAGACGCTATTGTATGTGTTGCTTTTCTTAACAGTATACCCACTGAGGAAGCGCATTTAATGAGTATGGGTAACGGAGGCAGACCTCAGCCTATGTTTGGTAAATTCCATCCAGTCTGGTGTCCATATACTGTATGGTCATATAAGAAAGGTGCTGGTAGAGATATCATCTTTAAACTGCGTGATATAGCTATTGAGCACAAGACTAAAAGACTAGTTACTTTATCACCTAAAACAGATATGGCGCATAAGTTTCATATCTCTAATGGTGCTAAATTATTAAATGACAATGAAAAAACGAGGAACTATGAATATGAGCTCTAAATTTATACCAGGTGAATCTACATCAGAGGGAACTCTTTTATCTGAGTACTCTGATGGGCTATCAACTGTTAATGGTAATAATAGAAAAGCACGAGTACTATTAACTAACGAAGGTGCATACACAGTAGTGTTTTATGAAGCTGGTGATGTTGTTAACCAACGTGAATTCTTAACTGAGAACCAAGCAGATAACGCTGCTGATGATTGGGCTTGCGGTTACTGATATGAATCCATTTGACTTTGTTAACTCTATCTCCTACAATAAGAAAGACCTTATGGTAGGAACTGAAAACGATGAACTAGCCGAGAAAGGCTAT